CCAATGGCGTGACCCTTTGCGCTGTTGATTAAATCCACCTTGGTTGATCTGGCATCAGATAAGAGCCAGGGTGCGGGTGTGTGCATGATTTCTCCTAAAAAGACCCTTGCGGGATTGATGGGGCCGAAGCCCCGTTGGGTTTACTGTTCTGCCCTTGCGCGAGCTTGTGCATAAAGTGGGTGATCTTCAAAAAGAACAACCCGACCTGTTTCAAAATAGTCGGTCATGCTGTCGGTGTTGTTTTGGTAATTGTCTGCAAAGAGTTGACCCAGCTCACGGGTGTAGTCTCTTGCATACATCGTGACGCAATTGCGTTTGTCACCACGGTTGTCTAAGTGGTAACTGACACGGGCTTTGATTGCGCCGTTGGTAACGTGGAACTTGTTAAATTTAATCATGTTGCTTACTCCTAAAAAGACCCCGAGAAGTTCAGGGCATGGCTGAATTATAAATCACATTTGTGTACTTTTACAAGACTTTGAAAAATATAAATTTATCGGTTTTGCGTTTCCGATTGTTTTTTACAATGAGCAATGACTACACAATCGTGTATAATTCTATGGGATGGACATCTTAGAAATAGCAATCAAGGAAGCAGGCGGCACGGGTCGCCTGGCCTACATCTTGGACGTAAAGCAGAACGTGGTGAGCAACTGGCGGCGGCGAGGCACACCCAAAGCCTGGGAGCAAGTTCTGCGCTACAAGTTCAAGAAACAGATTGCCGAAGCGGGAAAAGTGGTATAGAATTTTGTGAAACCCGGCTAGGTACGAAGTCATGAGCGTACCGAAAAGCGAGCCTCCCCGCCTGCCGAAGTTTCCTTGTCAGTGGAGGACAGCGAAGGAAAACCATGCACTATTACCAATTTAACATTGGTGACTACAAAGCCGCCACAGGGCATTTATCCAACGAAGAAGATTTGGCTTATCGCCGACTTTTGGATATGTATTACGACTCAGAGCAAAAAATCCCGTTGGATACCCAATGGGTTGCCAGACGCATCCGAGTAGAAGCCTCAGTAGTTCGAGATGTGTTAAATGATATGTTTGAGAAACATGAAGATGGATGGTTTCATGCCCGTTGCAAAGATGTAATCGCTGCTTATCACGCAATGGCTGAGAAAAACAGGGCTAATGGTCGCCTTGGTGGTAGGAAAAAGAACCCAGTGGGTATCCCAGTGGCATCCGACACGCAACCCATCGCTAAGGCAACTATAAACTATAAACCAGAAACTATAAACCATAAACCAAATAATACAGTCGCCCCGCCTAACGGCGTGACGGATTCTGTTTGGCAGGATTGGTTAAGTTTGCGTAAAGCCAAACGCGCAGCAGTCACCCAGACCGCTATTGATGGCATAGAGCGCGAAGCAAAGAAAGCAGGGGTAAGCCTACAGGCAGCTTTAGAAACGTGCTGTGCAAGGGGCTGGACAGGCTTCAAGGCCGAATGGCTAAAGGACAAAGGCGAACAGAAATCCTTTGCCGAAAAGGACTACGATTTCAAACGTGCCCGCTGGGAAGCAATGACCGGCAGGACATCAGACCAAGAATTCACACCACTTTTGGAGATTGAAGATGACACAGCCCATTGACCGCCTTTTTGAACGACTTTCGCTGACCTACGGGAACGCTTGGGACAATTCCATAGGGTCAGCCCCGCTAAACGAAATCAAGTCGTTTTGGCTCAATTCGTTGTCAGGATTCATGCAAAGCAAAGAATCCATGATGGCAATTTCTTGGGCGCTGAATCATCTGCCGGAACGCCCGCCGAATTTGGTGCAATTCAAAAACCTATGCCATCAAGCGCCAGCGGTGGAAAGGCCGCAGCTACCTAGCCCGCCAGCAGACCCAGAAAGGGTAAAGCAGGAATTTGCGAAATTAGCAGGAATGAAAAAGGTAAATCACGATCCAAAGGACTGGGCGCGGAAAATATTGGGTGACTATGCCGCTGGAGTAAAAAAATCTCCAACAGTGGTTCAAATGGCCCGCAATGCCCTAAGAATTAATGTGGAATGAATCCCGCCAGCGTATTTTTGCCCACTACCTAATGCTTTGCAAAGCTCCAGGCTGGAAAGACTACGCTTGGCAGCGGGTAAAAGAACTGGACAAAGAGCCTGTTTACGCAGGAATAAAGAACTACATCATGGAGCAGATGAATGCGCCGAGCAGCAAGGATTGACGCTAACTCCACTCAAGTGGTGACTGCACTTAGGGCGGCTGGCGCTTACGTTTGGATTATTGGCCTGCCTGTAGACCTACTCGTAGGCTATAAAGGGCATACGTTTTTAGTAGAAATTAAAGATGGGCCTAAAAAGCGTTTAACAGATTTACAAGAGGCTTTTTTTGCAAAATGGGCCGGAGGCACACTAGTGCGTATTGATGGCCCTGAAGCTGCCTTACGAATGATTGGAGTAATGAAATGAAACTTGCAATTCAATGCTGGGAGCCAGTCCAAGCCCATGCAGCAATGACAAAAACAATCTGGCCGCAGCTAAAAAGCGCACTAATGGCAGGGCATAAGATGGTGCTGGAGATTAAACCAGCCACCCGCAGCCTTGAGCAAAACTCCAGACTTTGGGCCATGCTTGACGAAATAAGTGACCAAGTTAACTGGTATGGGCGAAAACTTACGCCGGAGGAATGGAAGCACGTTTTCACTGCGGCACTTAAAAAGCAGGACGTTGTGCCAGGCTTAGACGGTGGATTTGTGGTGCTGGGGCAATCAACCAGCAAGATGACCAAAGCCGAAATGTGCGACCTTCAGACTTTGATGGAAGCATTCGGGGCAGAAAAAGGCGTGAGGTTTTCGGCATGATGTTTCCAAAAAGGAAATATCTGCGGGATAAAAAACGCCTAGAAGCCTGCCGAGCATTACCCTGCCAGCACTGCGGGGCAGAGGATGGGACGGTGGTAGCGGCACACTCAAATGAAGGCGCGCACGGTAAAGGACGGGGGATTAAATCCAGCGATGAGTTTGTGGCTGCATTGTGCTTTATCTGCCATGCCAACCTTGACCAAGGCAAAATGAGCAAGGACGAAAAATCACAAATGTGGCACAATGCTCACATGAAAACCAAAGAAATGTTGGACAAATGATCAATCCCGCAGACAAGGTAGAACGCTGGAGCATTGACAAACTGATTCCTTACGCACGTAACGCCAGGACACACTCAGACGAGCAGATAGGCCAAATTGCAGCAAGCATCAAGGAATGGGGCTGGACTACCCCGATTCTGGTAGACGAGACAGGCGGCATCATTGCAGGGCATGGGCGCACACTTGCGGCACAGCGCCTCAAGATGGCCGAAGTGCCTGTGATGGTGGCAAAGGGATGGTCAGATGCTAAGAAACGGGCTTATGTGCTGGCAGACAACAAGCTGGCGCTGAATGCAGGGTGGGACAATGAGATGCTGATGCTGGAGTTAGGAGAGATTGGCGACCTTGGTTTTAATATGGACTTGATTGGCTTTGACCCGTCTGAATTAAACAATTCTGCTGTAGATTATTCTGTGTTGGATGGTGATGACATAGACGATCAGTTAGATGACATGGCAAACGGCGTTAGAAAAGCCATACAAATTGAGTTTGAACCAGAACATTACGAAGAAGCCCAAACGCTTGTAAAGTTTTGGAGAGACAATAAATCCTATGTTGGCATGATGTTAATAAATCATTTGCGTAATGAAAAATCGAAACTGTGAAAGTATTTACATTTTTTTATAATCGTTACGAAACAGCAAGCACATCTCAAGCGCTTGCGGAAAATAGCATAGATCACACGGTTTTAATACACAGTACAACTGATTTGCAAAAATTTGTAAAAGGCAACACGGTACACGGCAAAGCCCTAGTTACAAACAACGGAAAGGGTTTGGCCTATCAGCGCAACAGTGCTTTAGACATGATGGACACAGGTGAATGGGGTGTGTTCATGTGTGATGATTTCCAGAAAATTAAGGCATATCCAAAAGAATTTATATTTAGCAAGACCAAATCCATTGCCATAAACAACCAAAATCAAAACAGTTACAGGCTAAAAAACCAAATTAACCTAAAAGAAATGTTTAGTTGGTTTCCTAAATTGATTGAGTTGGCAGAACAAAATAATATTCATTTGATTGGGTTTGGCTTGCATGACAACCCAATGAATTTGAAAAACAAATTTGGCACAAAGGGATTGGCAGATGGAAGATTCTGGCTTGTAAAAAAGTCTCATTACAAATTTGACCTAAACGCCCAATTGATTGATGATGTGGCATGGACAGCAGAAAACCTTGTAAGACACAAAAATGTTTTGATTCTTAACTGGTGCGTCCCTTATTTTGAACGTTATACAGTTGGAGGCTTTGGCAGTACAACAGAACGCAAGGCACTCCGCATAAAAGAATGCGCTTATTTGGCAAATAAATTTGACCCATTAGTCAAGATTGCAGAAAAGCCTGGTTGGGACTATGGCACACATATTCGGATATATGGTTCAGACAGGAATATCGCAGCAATCAGGCACAATAGAGGCCTTTTATGAAAATTTTAGAGCTTGTGCAATACACACACACAGTAAAAATAGGTGACGTTTGCGGCGATATAGAGCCAAACGTCACTGAGGATACATTGTTTACCGTTGATGGTGTGCCTGTAGGTTTTTACATAAAAGAACTGACGGGCCGCATCAAGCAGCTTGCGGATGTTGCAAACTCCGAACTGTTGAGCGACAGAGTGCCAAAAACAGAAATGAGCCGTGGGCCACAAGGCAACAAGGCTGCAAAGTTAGAACGGGAAAAGTCAGGCACACAGCTTGTTACGCAGTTCAGCACGATATTGGGCGGTGTTGCCCCAAAGCCGCACATGAAGCGGGATTACCCAACAATATCCAGCGTTCACCAGATTAAATCAGCGCAGACGTTCATCAAGGCCATGATGCTGCTGTGCAAAGAATCTGAAAGCCTGATGCAGAAAATAGCGCCAGTAATATACGATAATCAAAAAAAAATCATTTCTGAAAAAGTTCCACCGCAGTATAGGTTTGGCGAGCTTTTTACATCAAGTATCAGCAACTTTAATATTGCAGCACCTTATCACAGGGATGCAGCAAATCTAGAGGGATGTGTCAACGTGATTATTGCAAAAAAGGTCAATGCTCGTGGTGGCAATACAACCGTGCCAGACTATGGAGCAACCGTAGACAGCAGGGATAATTCAATGTTGGTGTATCCAGCTTGGCGCAACGTGCATGGAGTTACGCCTATACGCCCAACTGTAGAGGGCGGCTATCGTAATAGTTTGGTATTTTATCCACTCAAGGCTTTTAATGCATACTGGTGATATATGACTAAAACTGAAAAACCCACTTATAAAAAGATCGGCGGCAATGGCGGCGCAAGACCAGGCGCAGGCCGACCAGCTTTTGAACCAACAGCAGCCGAGCGCAAACAGGTAGAAGCACTCAGCGGCTACGGCTTGCCCATTGACCAGATAGGCGCACTGGTGCGGGATGGAATCAGCGTTGATACCCTTAGAGCGCACTTTGGCAGCGAACTAATATCAGGCAAGTCAAAGGCAAACGCACAGGTAGGGAAAACTCTATTCCAAAAGGTAATGGCAGGCGACACGACTGCGGCTATTTGGTGGAGCAAGACGCAGATGCGATGGGCAGAAACCCAGAAACATGAGCTAACTGGCGCTGACGGTGTGCCGCTAGAGTTTGCCAAGATAGAGCGCGTAATCGTCAAACATGGGTAAAACCCTACAACTGCAAACCCCAGAGTGGGCGCTGCCCCTGCTGGAAGGCAGTCGCTACAAAGGCGCATG